ATAGTTTGATTGCAAGTCAAGTGTTAAATGTACCAATGGAGAATATAGATTTTATATTTATCTTTTGTGAAAAGAAAGCACCATATTTAATTAACATTACACAAGCAGATGAAAATGTATTAAAAAGAGGTGAAACATTATTTAGACAATATATTGGTATGTATCATGAATGCAAAGAAACTGGCAACTGGTATGGATTAAACGGAGAAATGGGTGTAATTAACAACTTATCCTTACCTGACTATCTATTAAAAGATGTAAACGATAAAGACGAATAAGGAGAAAATATGGGAAAAGAATTAGCAACGACATTAGAACAACAAAACAATGAATTAAATAAACTTGTAGAACCAACCATGCAACAAAATATGGCAACTATGTGGAACGATGTAGAAGTATTTAATAGGTCATATAAGTTTGCAACGATTCTAGCACAAACGACAATAGTGCCTGAACAATACAAAGGAAAAGTAGGAGATTGTCTAGTAGCAATAGATATAGCAAATCGTATGGGATTAAGTCCTATGGTAGTTATGCAGAATAGTCAATTAGTCAAAGGTAATTTCTCTTGGAAGGGTTCGGCATGTAAGGCCATGATAGATAGTTGTGGTAGATATAAAAAGACAGTTTATCAAGAAGTTGGCGATAGGAACACAGATAGTTGGGGATTTTATTTAGAGGCAACCGATAATGATGATAATATTATTAAAGGTGTAGTTGTAACAATCGGTATGGCAAAAGCAGAGGGTTGGTATCAAAGAAACGAAAAATGGAAAACAATGCCTGAACTTATGTTAAAATATCGTGCAAGTGCTTTCTTTATGAGAACTGAATGTGCAAGCGTATCAATGGGATTCTTAACAAGCGAAGAAAACGAGGATATTGATATACAAAAGAAAAACAATCTAGTAGAATTATTAGATGAAGAAATAAATGAAAAGGATGGTAGCAACAATGATTAAGAAATATAAAGGTAAAGAGTTAAGAACTTATTTTGTATCAAAAGTTAGACATGCAAAAACTAAAAATAATGAAGATTACACCATGTTTACTATTAAGGATACCAATAAAGAGTTTTACCAAGTAATCGTTTGGGAAAATGTAGACATTAAAGATGGTGATGAAATTGCTTTCGAAGAGTTTTTAGGATTTGAAGTCAAGACAGAGCAATTCAATGGTAAAGATTATTTGACAAAGTTAATCACTGCAAAAATCGCACCAAAAGAAAAAGAGAGTGAAAAACCAATCAATTTAGATGAGTTTTCATTGGATAACATAGATGTACCATTCGATGTATAAACATGATACTTATTGAAGATACAAGACAAAAAGAATCTAAACATGATAATATAAAAGCCTACTGCGATATGAACAACATTGTAATAGTGCAGAAAGTATTGCAAGTAGGCGATTATATGTTAGGCGAGTTTAAAGATTACAGGTATAAAGAAACTGGCAATATAAGTGTTGACACAAAAGCAGATATTGGAGAGTTGGCAAACGATTTATACCGTGATAAAATATCTTTCAATAAAAAGTATAGTAAATGTTATCACAATAATATAAAACTCGTAGTATTGGTTGAAGAAGAAATCAAATCAATGAAAGAGTTGTTATCATGGACAAGCAAACATACTAAAATAAATGGCAGAATGTTATATAATATGATACATACATTAAAAGTAAGTTACGGAATAAGATTCATGTTTTGCGATAAAAAGGATACATGTAAAAATATAATAAGAATATTAAACGGAGAAATATAATATGGTAAACAATGAAATATCAAAACTATGTAAAGATTTTGCAAATAATGTTAGAAATCTTTTACTTAAAGAGTTAGACAATCAAATTGCAACATACCAAACAGACATGGTAAGACAAATGGTTGCAGATGACTTTAAAGATACATATAAGAAAATAACACAACACATTAAAGCAATAGAACGAGAAGTTAAAATAATGGTAGAATAAAACAATAAAGGAGGCAATCAAATGGCAAATAAGAATGCTATAACACTTAAAAAAGTAGAGAACTTTAAAAATAATATAATTGAGTTTAACAAGTATTTGGATGCAACGGCAAATGAAATAATGGCATGTTATGACGGAAATCCATATTGTCATGAATATTCATTAAACTTTAAGTTATATCAAAAGAATAAAGAACTTATACAATTATTAGAAGAGTATAAGAAAATATATAAAGAATATAGAGATTGGGTGGGGGATAAATTATGACAAGTAAAGAAGCATTAAAGAGAGTTAAACAGGCACACTATACTGCTATGGCTTGTTTGGGAATAGAAAATCCAGACATAGTAACAGAAAAAGCAATAGAACAAATAGAGAAAGACCTAGAAATGTTAGATACATTAAAAAGTAAAATAAGAATATCAAATGACTTTGATGTTAAAATGCTTGATTATCCATTATTTTTATTACCTATGACAAAAGAGGAAAGAGATAAGATAAAGGAATGGTTAGGAAATGAAAAATAAAGAATATTTAGAGTGGCAATTATATAATGCTAATGAAGAACAAGATAGAAAGTTAATAAAATCTATTATTAAAGATTTAGAAATATTAGATTTGCTTAAAGGAAATGCAGAGTTAATCGCACACGATGGCATAATAGACATAAAAATAAATTATGTAAATATGTATAAAGACGAATTTGATAAAATAATGGGGTGGTTAAATGAACGAAATTAAAAAACAAATTGTATTAGATGTATTAAATGGATTAAACTCTAGACAAGAAAGTATAGAGTTAGTAGTTCAAATAATGGTTATATCAAGCGAAGTAGATAATTGGAAAGAATTAGTAGATAATTATGCTAAACAAATTATTGCACAACTACAAAAGGAGTAAATTATGCCAAAACACCTGTCGCAGAATTACCAAGTTGGGTTATATTCTTTATGTTCGGGGGTAAAAGGTAATAAGAAAGAATTAGACAAGAGGTAGAGATAAGGAGGAAGACAATGGAAAGTATAAATATGTTATATGATATTGTTAAGCACTATATAAAAGGAAATAAAATTGAATTAGATATTGCCAATAAAGTGGCTAGAATAGAACAAGATTTAGAGATTTTAGACATCTTAAAGAAACACTTGTTTATAAGAATTAAAGATAGACCTACATTTGATGGGACTTATTTAGTTGCACTACAAGAAGATGAAGAACAAGAGTACGATTATACTTGCATGTTTGTCAATGGAAAAGAAAAAGATTTAATTAAAGAATGGTTAGCAAAAGGAGAAACAAAATGAAAATACACGAACTAAAAATTAAAAACAAATATTGGGCAGAAGTCTATGAAGGTGCAAAAATGTTTGAGTTAAGGAAGAATGACAGGGACTTTCAAGTCGGAGATATTATACAATTCGAACTTGTGGATGCAGATATAGACATAAGTGAGTTCAAATATAGAATCACATATATACTTAAAGATGTTCCAGAATATGGGTTAGACAAAGATTACTGTATTCTAGGAATTGCACAGATAATTACTGTACAAGAAGGGGCAAACCAAACAATTATTGATGAAGATGATAGTTGTAAAGTTGTTAGACCAGCAGACATTCCTTATGACAAATATATGGATGTTGTTAAAGAGAATGAAGAATTAAAAGAAACTATTGTTAAATTGGTAAAGAAATTAAACGAATGTAGGTTTTTTGGTTAAGGAGAATAAAAATGACAAATAGAGAATGGTTAAACACTTTAACAGATGAAGAATTTGCAGAGTGGTGTATAATAGACCACTTTTACAAATTTAAGCAAATAGAAGGAACATTAGAAAATGGTGAAAAAGTTATGATTGATGTTCCAGAGATGAACACATTAAGAGAAATTGCATCAACTAATACGTCATCTCTTGGTGGTCTTATAAATTGGTTAAAAAAAGAACATAAATAAAAGGAGTAAATTATGAAAGGGCCAAGATTAAATAGTAACGTTTATGTTCTTAAATGGATTAACGGTGCAGGACTATGTATAAGTAAAGAAAAAGTTATAGCAAAAGGCAATAATATATTTGCCACAGAAGATTCTGGAATTTTTTTTAATGAAGATTATTATAAAACCTTAAAAGATATTAAAGCCTCATTGAAAATAGATAATTGGACTTATTGGAAACATTTTCCAGATAACCATTGGGAATTAGTATGCAAATATAATTGGTATGCTATTAAAAATAGAGAGGAGAGAGAAAATGACAAATAAAGAGTTTATACAGAAACTAAAAAGCGAACCTATCAATTATTGTAAAGAATGTAACTTAAAAGGTTGTGATAATTGTGAAAAAGAAAGAAACGCACAATTTAATAGAGTTATTAAAGATTTAGATGTACTAGAAATTCTCAAAAAGTATATTGGACTTCATATTGGAGTATCTAATACACCATTCATAACATTAAATTTTGGAGTAGGTTGTGAAATGATAAGTGAAGAAGAATACCAAAAAATAAAGGAGTGGTTGAAATATGAAAAGTAAAGAACTTATAGAAGAATATATAAAAGAATGTGATAAAGACGGATGGGTTGAATATTCTGGAAAATATTGGAAACCAGAATTACAAATAATACACAAAGACCTAGAAGTATTAGAGATATTAAAACCACATTTAATCAATTCAGGTATAGGAAAATATGATGATGTAGGTGATTATGAGATATTGCACTTAAAACTAACATTAAGTGGAAAAGAATATAATACGATTAAGGAGTGGATAGAAAATGGAAGTAACGAGAGATAAATGTAATGGTTGTATATATTACACAAAAATAAATACTTACACAACATCTCCATCTACAACACGAGATGAGTTAGTTGAAAAATATGGTGCATATTATACCTGCTCTAAACCTTATCTTGTAATATGTCCAAGAGAAAGTGATTGTGTTGTAGAAACATTATCATCAATAATCGCAAAAAGATGTGCTATTTGTGGGAATAGTATAGAATTTGTTAAAAATAGTGATGAAATAATTTGCAATGAATGTAAAAATGCAATGAAAAGATTAAAGGAGAGGTTAGAGAATGAAACAAGAAGAGTTTGAAGAAATAGTAAAACTAATAAAAGGTGCAATAATAAATGAGAATATACTAAAAGCCGAGATAAGACACAAGCAAAACGAATTAGAAAAAATACAAGAAAATAAAATGAAACTTATTTTAGCAATAGCAAATAAAGATTTATATTTAAGCATATTTAAAGGAGAAAAAAATGAAATTAACAAATAAAGACAGGCAACAACAATTAGATGAAGTAAAATGGAACATATCACAAATTGAAAATAAAGATATGAGTGGAAAAATGGAATATTGTAAAGCATGTATATATAACAAAGAAGATATGTGCATTGCAGAACAATATGAAAGGGCAACCAAAACACTATGTGCAAAGGCATTTAATAAATCACATAGTAAATAATTATTATATAAGTATATATTATAGGTAAAGGAAAAAGTCGCTTTTTAAGGCGACTCTTTCTGATACTAAAAACAATAATTTAAGGAGGCACTATCAGCCATATCTTAAATTACCACAAAAAACAGACTTTGTCAACACATTTCAATTTTGATAGTATCTTTTGTTTTTTGTTCGTATTCATCGTGGATACATTCTTGTTGTTCTACGATATAGAGCATATCCCAACCAACAGCATCGTATTCAAGCATTTTTCTCTCCACGCGCTTTAATTCTTTATCAACATCTTTAATAAGACAGTTGATTTTATTAGCACTTGCTATTGCTCCTAATTCGCAGAGTTCTTCAAATTTACTTTGATAGAATACTTTGGTTTGAGTTTCATATTCTCTCCATTTATCATATACCTCTTTAATTTTGTTTTTTCGTTCACTTTCGCTAACCTTAAAACGACTAGCATTATACCATGATTCGGGTATTATTGTTACTGGTCTGTTTGCACCTTTGCCATTAGGGATATAATTTACATGATTGATAGCATATCTATTTACACTACGCATTTCACAAAACTCTTTGAGTGCATGATATTCGTGTTCTCTTTTGAATCCACGCAATCCCATGAAATCCATAATATTTGCAATATCATCGTGTATCATAACCCCTTCAATTTGGTGTACAACTATTTCACTAAATATCGATATTTCACTTTCCATTTTTTTGCTCCTTTAACAATTCTACAATCTCTTCATTCTGTTCTATAATCTTATTTAACAAGTTTTCATCTTGATTGGATAAGTGTTGTTCTAAACTATCATTCTGTTGTATATTTAAGTCCAGATTTTCTACACCAATTACAAACGATAATATTGTTAATAAGTCAAGAAACGATAGATTATTCATTTGTCGGTATCTTTTTCTCGCTTGCTACTTTTGTTGCTTCTGCGCCATACGCTTGTGAACAACATAAATCTTGGCTAATTATCTTGAAATGTGCTGGTGTTGAACCATAAGCAAGTCTTAATACTATATTGCAACAACTATCCGTGTTAAAACATCTAATTTGGTCGCTATATACATTATTGCCTAATTTACATTGTAAAGGTATGTTTGTTCCATTCAATGCGATATATACTTGTGATATAGTTGTCTGTGCTGTCGTAGGTAAAAGGCTAACTGGACACTTTAATAAATATCTACCATTATTTACTGGTGTAATTGTGTTTGGGACTACAAAGAATAATGAACCCCCACTAACACTTACACTATTTGCTTTCAATACATTTGGGCATGTATTATTACAATTACATTTTAACATATTATTTTCTCCTTTTATTAGTTGAAAGAGAGTAATAGCGCGCTTACTACTACCCTCTTTCTGCATTTCGTAAAGATAAGTATTCAACGCCTACTCTATTGAGTATCGGAAGTTAAACTTAATTAACCGTTGCAACCACAACCACATCCACAAAATGGATTTGCGTTATAAGCATAGGTCATAGCAGATGGATAGCGAACAACATTTTGAGTTGCTTGTGCTAATTCTAAAGCGTTTACTTTTGCTTGTAATGCTTCAATCTTATTAGCAGAAAGAACATCTAATATCTTTTGAGTATTTACGAGATTGTCGTATTTAACTGAATCGATTGCTCTTTGTGTTGCACAGCAACATTCGTTTTGGTTAGCAAGCAAGTTTGCTTGGGTAACTTGAACACCAGCAATATCTCTTGTGATTTCATTATATTTATCACTTAAAACTGCGAGTGTATCATGGAATGTTTGATTAGTTGCTGCAACTGCTTGTGCAGTGCCACTATTTACTGCTGTAAGAATATCTCTTGTTTGTGCTTGTAAGTTTTGGTTATCAAATCCGCGATTTACATCTGCTTGGATTGCGTTAGCATTTCCGTTGCCACCGAATAAACCGCCACCATTTCCGCCCCATAAGAGAGCAAGAATTGCGAATAACCAAATACCACTGTTACCAAAAGTATCATTTCCGCCCATATTCATTACTGGCATAATTCCGTTTCCTTCCATAGTTTTGTCCTCCTTTTTAGATTTTTATATATCAATAACTGCTAGCATGTTATTTCAACTGATTTAGTATGTCATCGGGATTTACACCCTTATCTTTACACATGGCATAAAATATATCTTTTGGATTGCCACCGTTACACATTTGCATAACCCACGCTAGATTTGGATTAGATTTAGCCATATCATTTAATAATGCTTGTGGATTACTAGATGTGGATAACATGTTATAAAGACTTTTTAATTGTGATATATTCGCATTCAAGTTGTGATTTAATAAAGACATGGTTATAGACTCCTACTTATAGTTTGATTTACTACTGGCTTTTTGGTTAATTCTTCCTTTAATTTGGCAATATCTTCTTTGGTTGCATAAATAGACATATCAACAGGTGGTTCTTCCTCGTGTTGTTTTACATCTAAAGCCGTGATTGTTCTTTTGCCGTTATTGTCTACAATTACTTCATAAATAATATTTTTAGTGTCATCGCATAATAACATTTCACTATTTGGTTGTAGATTATAACTGCGTGCGCCCTCTATACCACTGACATATATTTTATTTGTGGCTTTCTGTAATGCGCCAGAATTAAAATTAGGATTGTTTTGATAACTTGTACCATACATACCACTACCGTTGAAATTAGGGGCATTGTAAGGGTTGTAATAGCCGTTTGGGTAATAATTGTTCATTTGAAAATCTCCTTTGCGTTGTTTTGTGCCTTGAATATAATAAAAATATCTACGCTCTGGTAGATACAAACGGGGTACATTAAATTATTTTTAGGGTATTGACTTTTTTGTAATATTGTGTATAATATGTGTAGTGGTTACTTGTATTCCACAATACTCCTCACAATTTATTGATTTATGAATTAGTCCCTGCAAAAGGGACTTTTTCATTGTTGAGTAAGTTTCTTTTTAATTCTTTTTATTCTAATTCTAGCACTATCATATTCAATGCCATATTCATTAGCAATATCGTAAATACTTTTATCTTTATCCACAAAATATGAAATTGCAATCTGCGTGCTTTGTGGGCTTATATTTAATTTTTTACACCTTTCAATCAATTCATCTCTCGTGCATGTGTGTAAATCAAATGGTTTATTTTCTTTATCCGTTAATTTCTTTTTCATGTCAATATAATCTTGCACTTTATAAAGAGTATAACAAAGTATGAGTGCAACAACCACACTAGATAAGATACTATACCTTAATGGCAATAATACAATTATACACAACCAGAAAGTAAGCACGCTCCAGAAAACACACCAGTAAGCGTTGGGGTGGTGAAATGTTTTCGAGAATCTATATCGTAATATTATATATGCACCCAAAAGAAAAAATGCCTCTATATGTCGCTTTAATAGGAACGCAAACGCGAATATCATAACGAATATAAAGGCATAGAGTCCATACTTATAAGCATAAAACTTTATAAGTAGATGCTTTGGCAATAGATTATTCTTCATCGTATTTCTTTAAGATTTCTATTGCTTCTTCAACTTTTTTGATTTCGTCTGCATCTGTTAGAGTTGCTTTGAAAGCCTCTAATTGTGCAACTTCTTTAGAAAAGAAAATTGTTCCCCAAAGTCCCATTGTTTATTCCTCCTTTTTCTGTATTCTATTATGAATAACAATAGCAAATAAGTAGAAAAGTGCTATCATTATGTAATAGTCGATTAACATAATTAACGATAAAATAGTGTTTTCACCGAATATTGCCATGTCTTGTCCGCGTATAAACATTGATAATACTTGGAATAATAAGTCAAGGGCATAACCGACAAATCCATACCACCATTTTCTACTCATTACAGAGGGAATAACTATTATTGCTACCGCTTCAACTACAAGTCCAGCAATAGCATGAAAAAACTTAACAACCCATACCGCACATAGTATAGGGATTATAATAAATAACCATTTAGTTTTAAAACTAGGGCGTAATGCACTGGCTAAAATTAAGAATGTTGTAGATACAAGATATAATACAATTTGCATAATATATCTCATCCATATACCATCTGTGTCTAACCAATTACAAGCATTGATAAAATCTTGATTAGATACTGCAATATCAAAAACCTTACTGCCAAATAATTTAAAGATAAAACAAATTAAGAGTAATGCCCATGCAACAATTATCGCAGCAAGCACTACTCTATTTTTGTAATTTATATAAAGGTTAGATTCTTTAGTATCGCCTTCTTTTACTTCAATGCTTTCTTCCATTTCTCAAATGACAATTCTGTTGTACCATTACTTACTTCGATAACCCATTGATTTTTGAGTTCTGTTTCTTTTGCTTCTCTATCAGCAATCTCTTGTTCTTTCTCTTTGAGTGCCTTGATTTGTTCTTGTTCTGCAATATAGTCATCTAATGAACCAATATAACTGCCATTGTTTACTTGGTCGAGATAAGCACGCTTATAATTTTGTCTTTCAGCCTCGTCTTTTGCTTTCTTTTCTTGTGCCTCTCTTTCTTTTACAGCATCATATTGTTCTTTTGCTTGTTCTAATGCTTCTACTGCGTTGCCATATCCCATATCTACTGCGATTTGTCTAGCAAGCACTTTAGCATTATTTTCCCAACCACTTGAAATTGTACCAAGAACAGTGAGAGCACCAAATACTAAAAATACTACGCAACCAATAATGGCCTTTGCCCAGAGTGGAATTGCTACATTACCGAGAATCATACCATAGGATGTTGCACCACCACATGCGAGAGAAGCAACAATACTAGATACTAAACCGACAATAGTTTTAGGATTGTTCTTTAAATAACTAATAAATGTGTCTTTTTTGAGTTCCATTGTTTTACCTCTACTAATTTTATTTTTTATATTTCTAATAAAATATGTTGTTATTATTGGTAATACTTTTTGTGCGAGTTTCGTTGTTATTGGCTTTGACACTTGTAATGCCTTTGAACTCTGTATCGCTACTTTTGTTGCCTTAAACACTCTTAACCCAGAGAATAATGCCGATAGGGCTTTGAGTGCATATATTAACAACAAGACAGAAAGGACACCAGTGCATATATCGCATATTGAAATTATCAATGTAAATATTTCACTCTTGCGTTCTTCCTTATATATTATTACTATTCTTATAATTTGTATAAGTGTAATAATAGATGATACTAGCGCGCATATTTGCCATTCAATTTGTGGTAAGGCAAGTGATACTATGCCAAAAGCAAGGTCTAACACGGAGAATATGAGCAACAATATGTTGTCAATCGACCTTGCCCTTAACATTTTAGCCTTCTACAAATTCTTCAACATTTTCTACGCTTTCAACAACTTCTGCATCTGCTGGTACTTGATTAACTGCTTCTACGGCTGCTAATTCATCTTTTTCCCATTCATGTAATACTTCAAGTTTGAAATCGATTGCAGAAATTGCCTCTGCCTTTTTAGCAGATAACTCTTCTCTTAATTTAGCCTCATATTCTGCTAAACATTCTTTTACATAATCATCTTCATTTGCATTGATAATTCTATCTTTTTCTTTTGCAAGTTCTTCAATTTTGGCTTTAATTTTATCTAACATTTTTAATCTCCTTTTGCGTGATTATTTATATTATATGTAAGCATGCTAGCACTGTCAAGCATACAGCCCCGACAATAACTAATGCTAATAATACCCATATTGTAACCTTAATTCTAGGTTTGCTCTTTTCTCCTGCTTTCTCATATTTGCAGATTATACCATCTATGTTATCAATTAGTATCTTAATAAATCCACATGGGATACCAATGATAAATCCAAGTAATAAAAAGAAAGGGGTGAGAGCATATACGATAATCTTTGTTAACCATCTAGGTAAATGTCTGAAAAACCCAAATGTTTCAAGGATTCCTTCGTAACTCTCTCTTTCCGCTTTCTGTATTTCTGTTTCGGCTTCTATGACATCTTTTTGAGCAGTTTTTACTCTGGTTGTTGCCTTTGAAATAAGTTCGCTCTTTTTAGCACCAGATAAAACTTCAGTTGTGTTTTCATCTTGTACCGCTTGCGCAGTAGCAACTGCCATAGCAACATCTTCGGCTTGTTCTTCATAAGTCTTGGACTTGTCTAATGCAAACTTAACATCACTAATTGAAATATCATTGATAGACTTTTCTTCCTTTTGTTCTACCAATGCTTTAGTTTCAACCTTTTCTTCAGTTTCTGCTACTGTTTGAGTGTCAACAGACTTGTGATATTGTTCTTGTCTTTTTTTGAACTCTTCCTCAAAGTTTTCTGTCATTTGCTTTCCTTATCTTTCTTTTCTTGCTCTTCTGCTTTTTGTATTTGTCCCATTATATATTCAAAGGCTTGTTGGTATCCATCATTAACGCCATTGATATATGCTTGGTCTAATTGTCTTTTATTGTTAAGTTGCTCTGTGGACTTCTCTAAAATTTCTCTTAATTTTGTACTATCCATAATTTTCTCCTTTTAACACTTATATATTATATAATAACTATTATTACAAGTTATTTCAAGTATTTTTTGTATATTTATTCAAGATTTTTTATTTTGTTCTCTAATTCTTCAATTTTTGCTTGTTGTTCTTGCATTGCTTTTATTAAGAAAGGCACTAATCTTTCATAACTCATACAATATTGTTGGATGTATTCATCATTTGGATGGTCATATTTATTGTCATCAACAATTTGTGCGTAGTTATCATTATTATCATAGCACTCTAACATAGCTTGATATGTTGCTTGAGCTGATAATCCTGCAAATCTTCTATGCTTTTTCTTTGTTCCCTTTTGGTGTTCTGCAACATCATATTGTTGTTTACCATTTTCATCAAGAATAGGAGAACCATTCTCATCTCTAATTAGATAATCTTCTCTATTATTCATTACATAAGTAATTGGTCTAAGTTTTTTAATAAAGTCTAGTGCATGGTCTATTGCTGCAACATCTGTTTTATCTCTAATATCACTTGCAGAAGTCCAAGAAGCCCCTGCTGCGTTCATATATGTAAATGCAGTATAAGCTCCTAATAATAATGCTCTGCCACTACTTGTATATGAACCACAATTTAATCTTGTTTGATTAGAAAGTGGAGTGTCGGTTGTTCCTGCTGATGTATTATATCCAATACAAACTATACGATTACCATACGCTTTTGCACTATATCCCACTAAAACATTTTCACCACCTGTGCTGTTATAATAACTAGAAGCATTAGAACCAATAACGACAGTCCTTCTGCCATAAGACTTATCAACGGTAGAAGCAGTTGTTGACGCTTGTGCATTATAACCAAGCACAACATTATAATCACCTGTCGCTTTTGCACTATTCCCAATAGCAACAGAGTGTATACCATAACTTTCACTTTCACAGGTTGCTTCATACCCGATTAAAATTGAGCCCGTATTGCCACCAACTATATTACGACCTATTGTTATACAACCTTCAGTTTTGTTTGAATTACCACTTCCTATTGCAACGCCATAGTTTCCACTTACACTACTTCCAAGTCCAATCGCATTTGTTCCTGATACATTTACTCCACTTCCCCCAAATGCCAATGAATTAGTCCCACTAGCAGTTGCAGCTTTTAATGCTAATGAGCCCAAACCACTAGCAGTTGCAGTCGCCGAAGTATCATAAGAAGCAATATATGGAATCCCCCCACCACCTATGGTTAAATCTCCACTACCTAATACTGAATTGCCATTGATTGTCTTTATATTTGTTCCACTTACCAATGTATCTTGCTTTCCACTTAAATCACTTGTTTTAGCATATAAACTTCCATTACCTAATGTGTTCCATACTCTCGTGCCACTTGAATATAATGTAGCACTACCTGTGTATTGAACTATCTTACTCGTATCACTTACTGTATTACCTATTCTAGTAAATGGTGTGAACATTAGTGTTGCATATTGTCCACCAATAATATAAAAATCTACATACTTATCAGTTGTATTTACTACCCAATATACATCTCCAAAATATACTGTATGCCCATCTACTGTATATGTGCTTGTATTTTGAACTTGCTTATATACTGTGCAAGTTACAGATGGTGTGGCACTTACACCAATAATAATATCTTCCAAGAATGTGTAAGAACTCCCGTTTCCGTGAGAACACATAGCACCTATCTTGAAATATGCAGCATTGTTTCCATCAAAGGTAGCATAGTTTACTCTAACAAATCTAATCTCTCTTGGATTTCCTGCACCTGTGCTAATACTCTTTGAATAACTTGGTAAAGCATTTACATCACTTGCTGCTAATGTAATATTAGAAGATAATGCCTTACTATTTATTGTTCTAGATGTTGGCACATATCCAGATAAGTCTACACAAGATGCATCTAATTGAATATCCTGTGTAGTGCCATTCGCATCTGTCTTTTGAGTTAGTTTATACTTTGACATAAACTATACCCCCCTTTATACCTCTTTGAAGAATATTCCACCTACTGCAAGAGAAGAAGATGGTGTCGTTTGATTGGCTGCTCCAACCTCGATTATTGAGCCACCATTTGTAACTAATCCTTTTGCATTTACTTGAACTGCACTATATGTGCCAGCAGTTACACCACTATTTCCTAATGTAACAGTAATTGAAGTCGCGCCAGAACCGCTTACATCTCCACCTAATGTAATAGTTTGGTTTCCTTGTAATGCTGTATCTGCCTTGCCTAAACTTGTTTGTACTGCACTTGCTAAATCTGTCTTTGGAATACCGCCAGATGGTTTGTCATATTTTGCAGACCATGCTGTTTGGTTAGCATCTGTTGGAATTGAATAACCGCTTGCATAACTTACTGCTAATGTGCCACTTGTTGTAATAGGCGTACCACTTACAGATAATCCAGTTGGTACTGTCATAGCAACACTTGTTACTGTTCCAGAAGGTTCATCACCAGATGGGATAACTACCCATGCTGTACCATCACTAATAATTGTATCTCCAACTTCACAAACTGGTGCGGTTGTATGTTTAGTAATTACTTTATATGTATAACCAGTATTTCCAACTGCCGCACTTGGTAAAGAAGCCCATTCAATAGTGCCGCCACTACCGACAGAACCTTTGAATTGCATTGGTGTTGGTAAAGCACTAATTGCTGTATAAACTGCCTTTGCTGTTGGTAATTGTGCATCAGTAGAACTTGAACTTGGTGTTGCGGTTGAAACAGATACACCTGCATCTGCTACAGTGTAACCATCTGCGCCCCATTTGACTAAATCGCCATTGGTTGTACCACTTGCTAAACCTTTAACTTGTGCATTGTTTGTTACATTTCCAAGACCAATATTAGCCTTTGTAATGTTTACATTTCCTGTCCTGTAATTGGTTTCAGAATCGCCCTTAACACCTGTAACACCACCAGTTGCAGCCATTGAATAAACTTCTTCCAAAGCATCTTGAACATTACTTGCAGTACCTTCATACTTCCCAGTACCTTTTTCTACGGCAATAATGTCAGCATCGGATTCTGGGTGTAATACCAAAAGGCTATCGTCTTGTTGTAATTGAGTAATTTGATATTTTTTTGTTGACATCTTATTCTTCTCCTTTTTCTAAAAATAAATATTCTCCAACCTGCATGTCTGCTGGCTTTTCATTTCCTGTTCTTAAAAACATGCCAAACATATCTCTCATTGATACTTTAGCATCTGTTCCATTATCATCTACATATACCATTACGGACATCCTATCATGTGTCCTATTTAAGTCTGGTAAAGTGCTTAATCTTGCAGGTACAAATCCAGTATGGCCAGACGATTCATAATCTAGTCCGCCTAATTCACTATGTTGCGTTGGGCGGATTACAGACAATCTATCGTTTAAATTAACGCTTATTTCATCGCCTTCATCTACGCTAACATTTATCTCGTCCTCGTCTTCTATTCTTACGATAATGTCGTCTTCCATGTGTTGTCCTACCTTTCTACTTTGTTGATTTTTGGTAATACATTGATTTTTGCTTTATATGATATTGTCTTAACTTTTCCATCTGTAAAATAGATTGTAATATCAAAGTCAGTCAACATTGATTTCAAATTCATTGTTTCATCGGCACTCAAAAAGAACTCGTATCTTTGCTCTTCGTTATTATATGTAAGTTGCTTATTGATTGCTAAATCTTTACATGATATATATATTGCATCAATGTTAATTGGCTCAACATTTTCAATTATAACATTTTTTTGATAAGAGTCGCCTTGAACTACTAATATTTCCTTATTTCCCTTAATCATTTTCTATCTCCTATGATATTGCCGTAAATGTGATATAACCATTATTATATAAAGTGTTCCATCCGCTTGTAGATTGATAACTTGATATTAAACTGCTTGGAACATATATTGTTATGTGTTGAGTAGAACTTGCTGGAATGCTGTTTGTACCTATCGTACATACTTGATTTGCACCCAATGTAATACTTGCTAAACTTGGACAACCAGAAAATCCAGCATTTGCTATCGATGTAACACTTGGTAAACTTATGCTTGCTAAATCAGAACAACCATAAAATGCTTGTTGACCTATTGTGGTTACATTTGGAAAACTTGTATCGACTAAACGATAACACGCTTGAAACGCATTGTTACCTATACTCGTAGCATTGGCAAAAAATGCACCCGTTAAACTCTCGCAATTTCTAAACATAGATGTTCGAATAGATGAAGCACTACTTGTAATGCTGCCCGAATAAGTGCCATCAATAATTTCATCTAATGCTGTACTTGAAGCAGGTACATTTACCGTAACACTAGAATATCCATCTAAACTATCACTACTTGCATTATATGTCCCATTTGCTATAATTGATTTTGTGCCTACATTAGGTGAAACACTAACAGTAACACTAGAATAACCATCCGCGCTATCACTACTCGCGTTGTATGTGCCATTAGCAGTTATAGATTTTGTAATCAATGTAGGTTGTACACCACCACCAATGACAACAGTTAAAGGATTCTCAATGTATGCCATATTCTAACCACCTATTACAAATTTTAATGTAACACTTGAACTTGGTTGTCCTATTGAATAAATTGTGATATTTTGTCCAGATATACTACCAATAGACCAACCATAAGTGGCAAATCCTATTGCATTATTATTTACAAGTCTTACCACTGTATTTGTGCTAATTGTTGTTTGTGCTGTAACTGTTGCTTTATATGTAAAAGGACTAATTGTATTATCTGCCGTCCATGAACTAATTGTAAGCCATTCTGTAGTGCCTGCAACAACAGATTCTACTAAATCTACTGCATAAAACGCATTATTGATTGCCGCATTTAAAGTAGTCGCATTTAATATGTTTCCATTTGCAAGTTCTTGCCCGTTATTGACATTTTCTGCGGCTGTTTTAGATTTGCTCCATGCTGACATTTTAATTCTCCTTATGTTAGGTTTCTATCATTATAACATGTTAATTTATTTCTTGCAACACTAATTGTTGCCAAATTGCACCATCAAATACTAATTCTACAGCAATTATTGTGAACTTTTTTGCATTTCCATTCAAATCAAGTGCCATAGGGCTATCTCCGCTTATCGTGTTTTTCATAGGTATAACTGTATCGCCAATATCAAACATAGGATTTCCTGCGCCTGTTAATGACTTTGCAATATTGCCATATTCATCGTAATAATCTACCATAGAACACTTTAACGATATTATCTCTTTACCATTTTTATATGCTTTATTGACATATTCTGCATTGAATGCCCCAATAGGTGTATTTGCTGCGAGAGTTGTTCCATCTGGTGCTACTGTTCCTGCAGATACTACATTTATATCTTGGTATAACTCATTATCTGGCATTTGGTATGTTTCCGTGCCAAGCCCATCATCATAAGATAAACTTTCATTTTCTTCAGTTAATGAATAATATTTTTCTTCTGGTATAGATAATGTTACACTTTGTATGCCATAAGTTTTATCTGTTGATTGCAGAGTATATACGGTAAAGTTGATTTGTATATGTGTAGAATCTAAAGCAGTTACACCAGTTACAGCAAAATAATATCTCCATGCTGCCTCCGAGTTACCATCCACTTGAAATGTATTACCATCTTGACCGCTTGGTCGTCTAAATCCATTGATTAAAATTGAAATATTGTGGTTTGCTTGATATTCTGGAGATAAGGTCGCATGACTAACCCAATCAGTTGGATATTGTAATTCTAAAATGGTATATCCATTTGCACTATATCCCGTAAATCCTGGCACATTTCCAGCACTATAAGAATAAATACTGGTTATGTAATAATTTGAGTTTTGCCCTTCTTTACATTTGTATTCAATATAATAAGAAGTGCCAGTTGAATACTCTGTTGATAAAACATCACCAAATTCTAAAGTAATTCCAGACTGCGAAACAGAACTATAAGTCATTTTATTTTGTGTATATTTGACAACATGTATTTTATTTCGCTTTTGTTTATTATCATTTATTGGAGAATATATACTTCTGCTTGGTATTATAATTGCCATATCTACCTCCACTCGCTTGAAATTACTATTTCGTTGTTTCTATTTTTATACATATATAAGGCACATGTTTCACAGAACTTTTGCCATGCGTTCCACAAACTGCCCTTTTCTAAATAAAGATGGCTAGAACCTATATTTTCAAGCAATCCAGTATTTTCTAAAAGTGCGAACTTATATCTTGCAGGTGTTCTTGCTTTTAGACTATTATATAACTTATACATATTATTTATACTACTATTATGTGTAGTTGACAATGTGATTTCATTAAAGTTAATATCTTGCATAGCAACTAAATCATCTTTAAGTGTAATCGTTGCTTGCTTTTTATCATTATCATATTCCCATGTATCTGCTAAATATTTACCAAGTTGTATAAGTCTTCCAGTATTATTATCTATCATATTGATTATGACTTCTTGTTTATCTCCAAAAGTGCCATTCTCAATATTCTCGTTGATTGTTTCGTTATAATCGTTAATAACAATATCGCCAGTATTTGCTAATACGCCCCAAGATGGCAAATCATCATTACTTCTTTCTCTTACGCCACTATTGATACTTAATATTGTTCTATTGTCAAATGTTACCATTCCTTTATTGCCATAAATACCCATAACCTTTAATGGCTTATTAGGCGCACTCCATTCAGACATATATACTTTTACATAAGTCCTATTCCAAGATGGATATAATGGACTTGCAATTTTATTTATTGTAAAGCGGTAATTATCGTTTGTATATGTTGTATCGTCTAATGTGTCGTACCAATCGGCAGGATTAAGCGATACAGAATTATTCCTTTGATAACTTACCACTCTTATTGTTTTTGGGTATTGATTTAATGTTTTATCAAAAATAATATCCAATTTTTCGCATTTAGTTGTAGTTATTTCAATAGAGTGTGTAAGCGAAAAATCGCCATTAGAATCACATAAATCGGCACTCAAATAATAGCCCACACTGTTCTCTAAAGTGTAAATACCTCCCATTGTGCTTGAGCCTAAAATAAATGGATTTGAGTTATCCATTACTATATTATTTGCTATATAGTTTTTCCAATCGGTAATACAAGCACTTGAAACTGGTGCTGTTTGTGTATTGGCTTCTATATCGGATACTCTTTGATTTTCTGTATCCAAAGGCATTTCAATAAATAGTGTTATCATTCACTTGCTCTCCAAATAGCATATAATGTTTGAGTTTGTGTCATGAAATAAGCATCTCCATCTATATACATGATACCCGTACCATCTGCTTTTGTATTCCAACCACCGAAAGTATAACCTGTTACATCTTCACTTGTGGATAAGTTATATTTAGTATTGCTTTTTGTATATTGTGCGTTTGCACCACCAACTAAACCGCTTACATTTCTTGTGAATGTTTGAGTTGCACTTGTTTCATAAGTCCATGTTACGCCACTTGGTATATTATAATTATAAGTAACAGTATAAGTTTCTGTTTCATTGTTTGTGCCTATCAATTCTACTGTATAATCTTTAATTCCTAACACTTCAAGATTTCTTTGAAAGATTGTAGGCATACTAGGTGTTGCACAATACATTTTATGTGTTACTCTAGCATCTTTAACAATATCATAACATGTTACTGTAAACTCATTTTTACTTTGTAATAAAGTCATAAGTTTACGATAATCGTTAATGTGCATTAAATTATATTTTATAACTATTCTAGGGGTTAAAAATGTTGCATAAGAATTAAGATTATCTATTGCACCACCACTAGAACGAACTGGACTTGAAAAATATGACTTTTCTTCAATAAATGAATATTCAAAATATCCACATATTTCGTTTCCATCAATCTCTATTCTATCTAACTGTCTTTCTTTATAAAAATCTTGCAAATAAAGTGGTAATCTATCTGCTTGTTGGTCGACAGTATAATGTCTTGCATCTGGTGTTGTATAAGTACTCATTTTTACCTCACTTTAGTTAAATCATATCCATTTCTCTTTGCAACATCTCTCGTTACTGTGAATAACTTTTGTCCATCAACGCTAATATAAATATTTCTATCATCATTGTTATCAGCAGTTGAAGCAAGTGCAATCAACATACCCCTTGTGATAGCAGTTTGTAATTGTTCCATATTCATAACACCTGTTTGTCCGCCACTCATTGTTGTAACTAATTCTGCGCCCGATTCACCAGCAATAAACATTGAACCCTTATCTGGTATTCCACCGCTTGCAAATGTGCCAATTCCTTTTTGAGTTGCTCTAAAACTTACAAATGCTGCCGCCACCGCTGCTAAACTACCTATAATTGCTACGGTTGCAGTACCTAAAGACCAAGCACCATGAAATGCTGCAATTCCAGCCGCAGCCGCTGTTGCCGCTGCACCTAATGCACCTAATATACCGATAGCCTTTTGCCAACCTTGCATATTTTCCCAACCAGAAGCAAGTAGGGCTACATTAGTTATTAACAATCCAATGCCACCAACTGCCGTTGCTACTGCCGCTGCTTTTACGGTTAATAAAGTCATAGCGGTTTTAATGTTAGATGCTTGTTCTACTTTATCTAACGCATGTTTGATTTTCATAGCCGCAGATACTGCTACAAACGCAACACCAACACCGACCAATGCAATTTTTGCTGCCTTTTGTGCCGTTGTCATTTTATCCCAATTCTTAATTAAATCAGTTAATCCATATATGATTAAGAATATACCAGCGTATGCTAATGCTTGCGTTGCTGCTTTTAATAAACCAACCTCTTTAATTACAGCACCAATTTTCATAACTAATTTCATACTTAAAAGGATACCAAGAGTAGAAACCAGGGCTAATAATTGTTTGCCTAATTCTACAATAGAAGAACCGTCATAAACCTTATTTAACACAACTGCTTCTTTTTCCGCATCTGTTAAAGATTCATACCATTCATCGAATGCTTCTTTTGAACCTTCAAATGATTTTTCGCCAGATTGTGCATAGTATATGAGATTTAATCCCATGTTTTCTAACATTTTACTTGCCTTTTCGTATGCTGGATTATTAACTTCTTTATATAAACTTTGATAAGATGCGATTGCCTTTGCAATAACTGCTTCAATATCAACTTCATTTGTTCCTGCATCTTGTAATACTTGGAACTTATCAAATCCCATGAGTTTTCCTTGCAACTCTTCTATTGCTTCGTTTGCATTATCTGCATCACTCCAGATATTAGCAATAAAGTTTTCTTCTCTATATCCTAAACTATATGCGAAAGCCTTTGCTAATTCTTTTGCTGTATATAATAAAGCATTGATATTTACCAATATTCCACTTTCTTGTATTAAGAACGAAATGCCATTACCTACCCATGTAGCAAATTCTATGGCCTGTTCTTTCATGATACGCAACTGGTTAGCATTAGTTGTTAATGTCTTGTTTAAATCGCCTAATGCACCAGATTCGCCCATTTGTTGGAATACCGCATAAATACGCAATAATCTCTTTTCTGTTTCATTTAACTGCCTTACAGACTTTGTACCACCCATTTGCTCGTATAATTGTTGGATTGTGTTTTGTGTAATATCATAACCACTTATATTACGAATAGGTCTTACTTGTCCGCTTAAAACTGCTTGGAACTTTGTCATAGCGGTACTAATAGACACATTATATAAGGATGCGTAATCAACCGCCATTTGAGTTAAACTTTCACTTAAATTATATGAAGTATTTTCACTTAATGTTCCTAATGCAGACAACATGTTTTTGAATAGTGCTTGATAATTCATGATTGTAGATTCAGAAATACCATAAGCCTTATTTAATTCACTAACAAATTGTCTTGCTTGTCCTACATTTGAACGCATAGCAGTTTGCCATAAGTTCAATGTTTCTGTAAAATCTATACCTTTTTGAACAATGCCTGTTAACGCTTGTCCTAATCTTTTTGTCGTATTGTAAATAAACCAGATTCTACCTGCAATAGATGAAAAATTTAAGAATTTCCTGTTATTATCACTTGGTTGCCATCTGCCACCATTTTGATAACTGCGTGTATTCAACATTCCAAAACTATTTGTAGACCATCTGTTTGAACTTAAAATAATATTATTCATTGACACTAACGATGCTTGTGCTTGTGTCAATTTTGATATAAATGGGTCAACTGCTGTTGCTAATTCAGTAAACTTAACGCGTAATTGTTCTGTGTTAATTTCGTTTATTCTTTTACTTAAAGTTGTAAGTCTAGTACCCAAACTAGATACCCATTTTATATTTTCTGTTGATACACCTAAAGATGCTTGTCTTAATGTTAAAAATGATTTAGATAACTTATCAAAAATACTAAAATCAACGGTGTTTAACTTTGTAACCGCAGTTGTAATTTTATCTATTTTACTAGAAGCACCACCGTCTAATACTTCTATTTGCAGTGTCAATCTATCAATCGATGTATCAGCCATTTTTCTTTATCCTATTATTAGCATTGTTTATTTTCGCGAAAGCCTTATAATACATATACAACCTATCTCTTTCTTTTTGCTTTTGTTCTTCCGTTAATTCTACGCTGCTTTCTTGTTCGTTATACGGACACTCTGGATATTTTGGCATATTTTTTGCTACTTTATCGTCTGCTAATGCTGCTGCCAATATAGTGCTTTGTAATGCTCTCTTTACATATATTCCTTGCAACCAAGCCATTTGTATATTTCTTTGTTGTTTGGCTTTATCTGCTTTAAAGTAAAGTTGTATAGTTATAGGCGTTTGTTTCCAAAAAATATCCTCTGGTACTCCTATTACAAGACTTGGTAATAAATATTCGTTTCTTACCCACTCTCTTATGCTAGGATAGTCATTCAAGGCTTTTCCCTTTTGTTGAGAGCCTACATTTTTTGTTGTAGGCTCTTCGACATTCTCGGTTATTTGGATAGACTTTGAAAAAAATCGCTTTCTGCAATATGTGTAATTAGTGGGCTAAAGTCGGAGATTTTACCACCGTTCTTTAAGTGATTTTGTATGAAATCGGAGGCATCTAAAATGTTAAGATTCATATTAAATGCAACCAAAGCACGGATTGAACTAAAAGTTTTGTCTTTTAATCCAGATACACTAAATCCTAAATCCTCCAATTCACATACTGCGTTAAAGTCTATTGGTTTTAAGTTGATTGTTTTCTCGCCTATTTTAATCGTTTTCATAATTGTTTCTCCTTATACTAGGTTATTTTTATATTATTCAGCGTATGCTGTTGGTTTTGCTGCGAATACCATATCGCCATTAACTGTGTACTTTAACTTAATTGTAATCTTATCGTTTACACTTGTTGTATATGCACCAGTTCTAATTGGGATAATTGGGATATATGTTGCATCGCTCTTGCCTGGTATTTCAACACATAACCAAATTGCATTTCCTGCTTCATAATCATCAACTGCTCCGTCCCATACTGTTTCTGCATCTTCATCTTCTGTTGCTAATGCTGTTAAAGATTGGATACTAGATGTATCGATAAGTCCTGGAACACTTGATTTATACTTTAAGTTGTCATAAGATGTTGTATCGATTGTATCTGGGTCAAGGTCTAACTCGGTATTTTCGATAATTCCTGGTATTTTTACATATCCAGTTGTTGGTCTTGTACCTGCTGTTGCCTCTTTTAAGATACTATGGATAACACCAATACTTGTTAATAGATTTGACATTTCTTTTTCCTCCTTTAATGTCTATCAAATATTATTATAATCATACTGCACATAAAAGTCAAACCTTATTGGAGAAACATAAGTTGTTGCACCACTTTCAATAGGCATACCAAATGTTCCACCAACTCGTCTAACTCTTATAATATTTTCATTCCATGTAACCGCTTTTTGCTTTGTTAGCATTTGACTTATCTTATCTGCAAATATTAAAACACTATCTTGTGCTGATTTTGTAACATTGTTAATCTTCATTTGTTGACAATAAGCGTTTATTTGCACTGCTATATAACTAATTCTTTCGCCAGAATAATCATCATCCAAAGCGGAGTCGTTATCCTCTAAACATTGAACTGTAATTTGTGGGGGGACTATTGTATCGTTCTGCTTATAGGCATTAACGACTTTAACCGCTTTAGCGATGTCTGTATCGGATTCAAATTGTCCGCTTATATATTCAATTAAATCATCTATAAATTGCTTCATTTTAATTCTTTCTATCGGTTACTGAATGTATTATATCAAAAGCATGACTTCTTAACCACTGCGCAGTAGACCACATTTGTCCGCCTGCTAACCAACCAATCCATACTCTACCACCTTCTTTAGATGCGTATGCGTATGTCCATTCTCCCAAAGATACTTGCCTTTGCAACACCTTTGAATAAAATGTTATAGGCTGTGTTGGCAGTTTTCCATAATATGAACCTTCACCGCGCGTACCAGTACCAAACTCAATGTACCCTACTTGTTCGCCATTGGCTGCAATAACCGCACTATTACCATTTATTTCTGTAGTTATAGTTATGTCTGCATATCCTGCATATTTACTTTTAGCAAAGGTTTCGCCTTCTTGCACAAATCTTCTTAAAATCTCGTGTTTAAGGCTTTCAACTTCTTTGTTATGTAATTTTTGCAAAAAACTATCCAAGACATTGTGCGCGTTTGTATTTAACATTGGACTACCTCTCGATAATCTTTTCAATCTCTATAACTAATGCGCGCCATTGTGGCTTACAAACGGTTATACGGGCATTTGCGCCATCTCCATTGACATAATCTTCGCTTTCTGTGTCAGGTTCAACACCATCTAGGTATAATAAGTCGTCTTTATGATATTCATTTTCGTTTCCTTTTAAAGGAACGATAAGCCTCCATCTCTTATTTACAGAATCACCATATTGTAATGTATCCACATATCCACTCAAAGGTTGGTAGTTTAGATACTTTTTAATAGGTGCGCCATATACATAAATAGATGGGTCTTCACTATCTTGTATTTTACAATGATATAACTTTTTATATGCTATCATTTTATTACCCCTACGATAGGTGCTAACATGTTGATTAAGTTAAGCGAAAGTTGTGCATTGTCGAACTCGATAGATAATCCGTTTTCCTTATATGCAGTTGCACTTGAAATACCAGATTTTTCTACCAATTCATCGCATGCCGCCAATATCCACATTTCGTTTCGAGTACCGCAAATAGGGTGCGAGGTTTGGTCGGCAGTTAAATCACCTTTATAGACTATATTATAATAGAACATTTGTGCTTTGCCTATTATTTCATCAACATCATCATCTGTTAGATAAGGATATTTTGTTTTTAATCTTGTTTTGTAATCATAATCTGCCATAATTTCCTCGCGCTCCTATCGGTTAATTACTATTTCTTGATTTCTGCCAATACAACTTTACTTTCGTTAGATAATGCTGCAACATAGAGTTTTGTTGCGAAAACGCCTGTCTTTGTTGCACCGTATGCTCTTTGTGTGAAAGTCATAACGCCTTTCTTTAAGTAAATTGTGATTGGTGGTAAATCATCTTCTGCTTCACTATCGTTTGTGAGTTTTAAGATTGGGTTAAGGTAATATGGATTTGCTGCTGCTAATACATAATCGTTTACTGCAACATCTGCCATAGCACCATTTGTTTCATCGAATGTGAAACCTTTAACTGTTGCTAATGCTACTTCACCTGAACTTGGGCTAGATGCTACAACCTTTAATGCGTTTGCTGTTGAAGATTCTGTAACAGTGTACTTAACTAATGGGACTCTCTTGGATGCTACAACACGGGTGTTGCAAATCATACCAATTTCACCATACATAATAACAGAATTGTTATACTTGTCTGCTGAAATGAAGTTAGAGTCTTTTCTTAATGTTGTTACTTGTGTTGGGTGAATGAAAATAACCTTATCGCTATTAACTTCTTCTTCGAACTTATCGATAGCACTTACGATTGCGTTATATGAAATAACTGCTGCTGTTCCATCGTATGTTAAACTTGTTGTTAATGCTGCTGCAAGACAATCGTTCTCAATCTTATCTGCGATTGCTAATGAGAGTTGTTTTCCTGCTTGACCTACTGGGTCGCCATAAGCACTTGCTGCTGCAACATCGGTGATTTCTACGCCTTTACCGATTTGCTTAATTGTTGCTGTTTGTGTGCTTTTGGACATAGCGGTTGGTGTAATGTCTGCACCTTCTGCGACATCATCTGCTGCTCCAATATAGCCGTATCTTGGGATAGTGATAGTTGAACCTGCTTCACCTTCTAATGTTGTGTCGATTTTTGCGAATTTTGATAATGCGAGTTTTGCATCGAGTTTAGCATCAATCATAGGTGCTAATACTTCTGGGTCGACTAAATTACTTAAATATGTTGTTGCCATAATTTTTTTATCTCCTTATTTTTAATCTTTTTTGAATAATTCTGGTTGTTCCGCCTTTAGTTTTGTCAATTCCTTATATGACAATTTACCAAAGTCGACTTTTTGTGGGCGGTCGTCTTGTGGTGGTGGTGTAGGATTATTCGTTAATGCTTGTTGTTCCCAACTCTTCTTTGCATCTTCCATTACTTTGGATTGCCATTCGTTGAGTTTGTTGATTGCTTCAATATTTTTACCATCTGTAAACAATTCAGCAATAGCATTACGAGTTTCAACATCGCTTACACTTGCACTCAATTTGACCTGATACTTATATAAAGTGTTCTCGCGTTCTATATCTTTATAGTGTTTTTCTAACTCTTCTTGTGCTGCTCTTGATTTTTCTTCATCGCTTAACTTTTCGTTGTATTTGCGTTTATAGTCAGCATTTTCTTTTGTTAGATTGTTGATAGCACTTTTATACTTTTCATTTTCTGCTCTTAACTGTTCCAACTCTTGATTAGTGTTTTCATTTGTTGGTATTGGTTGCTCTTTGGTCTGCTCTTTGTTTAGTTCTTCCATTTTTCATTTCTCCTTTGCGATTATAGACTTCCCTGTCATATCATTATGCGATTATAGACTTCCCTGTCTTGTGCGTTTTTAATAGTTCTCTCTATTGTATATCAACATTTGTGTTGTTTTCGTTTTCTTGTGCAATTTCTGCTTGATAATCTGCAATTTGCTTGCCCAATGTATCTGGGTCGCTTGTAAGTTCACATAACGATAATGCAATCGCTGGTGGAACATTATTAGTAACAAAGTTACTATATGATTGAGATTTAACAAGTAAGTTGTTGCTTCTATTTATATTATACTTAATTAGTATATTATTAGAATTGATATTGTCAAGATTTGTGCCTTGTGATTTGTGGCAAATAAATAAGATGTGTCTTAATAAGTCCCTATCTGCCTTAATTAAATTATTTATATCCTTAAGTATGATAGTATAAGCATTAGACCACCCTGCGCCTACTTCACTTGCACCATTATTTCCGCTACCTACTGCTTTGCTTGGTAATGGTACACCACAACAATCATATAATGTAGTAACCAAATAATTTACCACTTCGATTGTTTCTTTATGGTCTAATTTTACAGATAATGTCTTAACATCCGCTGGTAATTGTGGATTACTTGGTAACAATTCAATTACGCCATTCTTTTTCATGGCGGCATAATTATCTTTCTTTTTATCGTTATCTTCACCCAACATGACATTGATAAATACAACAATTTGATTTACCACATCATCAATATTGTCAACCTGGTTACTTACAATATTATCAATAGCATCTTGTAATGTCCTTCCAATAGCAACTATGCCAATTCTATTCGTGTTGTAATATTTTTCTACTAATGGCAACATTTTATAGATTGGTCTTAATTGTGTTTTAACGATTTTAACTGGCTTATCTTCTCCTGTATATTTATACTCATAATATACATCTGGTAAGTACATGGATAAAATCTTGTATTCATTACTACTATTTTGTGGTGTTTGTTCTTTAATGTCGGTAACAATTAAATCAAATAATGGCTCTTCGCCTATATAACTTGAATATACTTTGCAACATGTAGTTGCTGGTTGACAGAAAATCTCAAAAGGTGTTGGATTATCTGGTGTTATAGTTCTTGGTTGAATAAAATAATAACCAATACCAGTAGCATAAACCCACTCTGTAACATCATTGTCTATAGTTCTAATGTCAGCATCTGTCAAAATCGACTTTAGTTGGTTCATTTCTTCTGGATTTTCACCGCTTATAAGTGCATATTCTTTTGGATTTCCTAATGTATAACCACACTTAAAATCGACTAACGCTTGCAAATGAGGCACTACTACCTTATTATTGATTGCGCTGTCCGAATCATAGGCTCTAGTTTTGTTTAAAACAGAGTGTTCTCCCTTATAAGTATTATAATCTTTACGGATTTTTTCTTGTCTGGTCTTAAATTCTTGCATTATAGAGTATAAATATGGCTCTATATTCTCTTTTGTGAGTTCGTTTTTCCTTAATGGTATTTTAATCTTTTTGACACCTATTGACATATTTATTCCCCAAATATATTAAATCTTAATGTCTTTTTCAACATTTTCTTTTGGATTTTCGCTATATCTTATTCTTCTTTTACAATTCGTGCAGAAAACTCGCATGTTTGCCTTTCTAATATCGAAATCAATATAGGTTTCATCATTGGCTTGCATTAACGGCTTTCCACATATTGGACACCTTACTATTCTCATGCTTGGATTTGCTCCTTTTTTTAAAATTAACATAAAATTTTTTATATGTCAACAGTAAAACTTATATTATCTACTAAAAGTTGAGCATGTGCCATAAGTTTTTATATTTTTCATTACAAATTTCTTTGCATACATGGCAATACTATCTGGAGCGTCATCGTGTGGCACTTTATGAACATACGAATAGGTGTATAACGACTCTAACGCTTTTCCAAATGGTGAACTTCTAGCATACATATTGAATTTTGGGAATATAATATTCGTTTTTATGTCCGATTCAGCCTCTGCAATACGCCTATCTTTTGGTAAAGTAGAGTAAACATCTTCGATTGTGCATGAATAATAGCCCTTTTCGCGCAATAATTTGTCTAAAAATGGCTTAATTCCCTCATCTGTGTTTCTTTCGACATATAATCTAGTTATTTTGTGCTGTATTATTTTTGCTACTATATCATCATAGCACTCTTTCATTGGTCTTTGGTCGTATAACCAATCAATAATATAGTGCCCCTCCTCCGTTTCTATACCGATTGGCATTGACACAAAGTCTTTTCCGCTTCTTTTCGGGTCAAGTGCCGCATTACAACAATCTGTTCTACCCAATGTGCCAATATCTGGTATTGTTGCATATTCTCGTAGATTATTGTAATAAAATGGATTTTCTGTTGGTGGTAATGGTGTCTGGTTATCCATAGCCATATACTCTTCGTAATTAGTTTCTCTCTTTTTTCTGGCATTTTCTGTGCTAATTTTCTTTGGATATGTGCTTTCATCTGTGTCTGCATCCAATAACGGCACGCAAACGAAGCACGCTATCTTGTTTGGGCAAATAAAGTCTGCATTGGCAATTTTTGTGTATTTATTTTGCTTTGAAACAATGGCATTATCATAGTTAAACACATTTTTTAGATGTGATAATAGGTCAAACATACTATATGTTGTGCCACTAGCAATAATTTTAAAGTTATATCTGCTATAATTTCTCTCGAACCATTCATGAGTAAATGCGTGTATATCCTTTTCATGTGCTGCTAAATTAGCCATATCTCGCCTTTGTGTTATATCATCAAGGAATAAATATTGCGCTCTAACACCATTTGTATCACTCAACTTTGTTGCAATTCTCAAACTTGTAGCCTTTTTACTTCCGTAAATAGCAAATTTTAATTCGTTTGATTTACAGTAAGAAAACATTAAATCCCTTTCGCCATTAAATTGAGAATAATACGGGAATATCTTTGCATACTCTTCGGAGGTCATTAGTTTTAGCACATTATTAAAGACATCATCTGTAAACTTATCATTTCCACATACATAGAATACATCGCTATCATAATTATAGCCAAATATATATGCTATCATGAAACAATTACCGATAGTTTTTCCAAATCCAGTAGGTAGTTGTCTTTCCATGAAATTGACATCTTTATCTAATATCAACTTGTTTGCATAATAAAAATAGCCACTTTCGATTTCTTCTGTATCGCTCCATAGTGTAAAATTGAAAACCTTTTGCATAGCAATACAAAAATGGCGATAAGACCTAAACGCACATAATAATAAATACTTGTGATATAAGTCTAAATATGTAAGTCTGTTATTTTGGAACTCTTCTTTTTGAGTAGCCATGTTAAGTTGGTGTTTGTATGGCCTTTTCTCAATATATTCTAATCTGCCAGTTAAATACTTTATCTTATATTCCAACACTGGCATTATACTAACAATTATATTCTTGATATATTTTCGAATGACTTTTTCTTTTTCGCTGTCATAATCCCACATTAGATATGTGTGGATTTCATATTTGTACATATCCACCAGGGCATTCAATAAAGGAATTATCGCCTTATCATCATTGAAAGAATACGAAAAAACTTTACCATCCACTTTCTCATTTTTGTTGGCCTTATATTTCGCTAGCACTAATTCATACTCGCCTATCACTTTATCGTAACTATCCATGCTTGTTTCTCACTTATGCTATGATTTCAAATCACTTTAGAGTGTAGCACCCGTTTCAATAATTGTCAACCGAGTGAATAGGGGTAATAGATAACGATATTGATTCTAAAAACAAAACCCCCCGCGGTACACCGCACCCCCCTATAAACGAATAAAAACGCGTATAAACGACTTTATAATATTATTGATAGATAACACCAAACGCAACACAACGCAACACACAACGCAACACAGCAACCAAAAAACAACAAAAACGCAAGGCAACCAAAAAAGCGCGTAAATAGTTAAAATATTCATAAACGAGCGTATAAGAATACACGAAAAAAGGCGGATTTTATATAGTTTACTTGTTAACTAATTATAAAGCGTTTTAATTCACTTTTTATTGAATCCGTAAAATATAGCAACCAAAAACACAAACGCGCGTATAAATAATTATAATACTTTATAACTAAAAATAATTTTGATTATATGTTAACATGTGAAAAAATAATATAATTGTTAACTTGTTAACTAAATAATTTACTTGTTAACTATCAATAAAATATAATAATTGCTAGCAAACAAACAAAATAATTGCTAAAAAATAATTTAAAAAAATATTAAAAAACTTTATAAAAACACTTGACAAAATAAAAAAAATAATATAATATATAAGTATAAAGATAAACAAAAACAATATTAAAAAAGTTATAAAAAAATTAAAAAAACTATTGACAAGTAAAAAAATAAATGATATAATATAAATATGAAAAGATAAAAAAACTAAAAACAAATAGAGGCAAAAAAAATGAATAACAACGAATTATTAAAACTAATTGAAAAAAACGGAGGCGCAACACTTGACAAAAACGGGAACGCGCTAAACAAAAAAAGCGGTTATATGGTTAGTTTGGATGGGTATGAATTAAAAATTGAAAAAATTGAATTATTCACGCAACAACTAATAAAAAAGTATTTAAAAATAGCAAAAAAACTAAAAGCATATTTTGGAATGTGGATTGATAACAATATATTATATTTAGATATTAGTATATGGACGGCATCCCTAGATTATGCAAAAAAAACGGGATTAAAAAATAATCAATTAGCAATATATGATATTAAAAACGAAAAATCAATATATTTACATACTAAACAATAAAAAGATTTTGAATAAAAACACGGGAGGCAATTATGCAAAAACTATCACAAAAACAAAAAGAAGCAATTTTACAAAGATATAACAATTCATATTATACAAGTGTTTTGGATGTATATGATAAACCATCCACCGAAAAAAGAAGGATTGAAAAAAGAATTGTAAACGAAATGATAAATGAAGACGGGCGCGGTTATAAAGTACTATCTTATAATTGTATGATGTTTACATGTGCATATACAACCAAAGAAGGCAATATAAAATATTTTACTAAAAATTATACATGGATTATATAATGGGAGGATGCAAGCATGAAACAAGTTATATATAAAGATTTTGGCAAATATAAAGCAACTAATGAAAAAAATTATAATTCAATGATTCAAAACGAACGCGAAATTGTAGATTGTGAAGGATTCGCAAGCGCAAAGCAAATAAAAGATTATTTTATGAAATACTTTAAAATGAATGATGAAGATATTATTTTAAAATGTGAATAAATGGGAGGCGGATTATATGAAAAAATTAGATAAATACTACTATAAATTAGATGAAATTAAAATACAACTAGAAGATGTTATAAACGAACTGGAAGAGAAGCAAAGCGACATAGAAGCGCACGCGGACGACATGGGGCGCGACTTGACGGATAAGGAACAAGAAAAATATGATGAACTAGAATCACAAATTGATGATATACGCGAATGTATGGATAACATTGAGTACGCGATGGATAGTATAGAATATTATGTTGAGGACTAAAAAATGGATACTAAAAAGAATATACTAGCAGAAAAAATAATTGCAACCAAAAACGCACTAAAAAGAAGGCATCTAGTTAAAATATGGTTATCATTATAAATGGGAGGATATTATGGAATTAGGCACACTATCAAAAAAAGAAGATTATGCTTTTAACAAAAATGTATATTTATTAGGAATCGGCAAAGATAAAAAATCGTATTGGTTAGTAGAACCAAGATGGGATTGTGGATGGTATTGGGGTTTTGGTTATATTCAATCATATACACATAATACACCACATAAGGCGCGAGATATAGACATGCACACACATTTTGATTCGGTATTTTTAAACAATGGGAAGTATGTGGATGGATTTATGGAAGTTTTTGAATCTACAACACTAAACAAAGAAGAATTATGGACATTATGCGAACTTATGAAATCATTTTATATCATGCGAGAATCCGCAGAAGTTTTTGGAAGAGGTGGCGCACATATTAGCGCGAATCCATGCAAAGATGCTATACAAGATGCAGACATGGTAAAAAAAATAAATGAAGATATAATACCATCTATAACTAATAAAATTATAGAATTATTAAAACCATAAAAGCAAAAAATGTTATAAAGATATTAAAAAATTACTTGACAAAATAATATATACATGATACAATAAAGATACTAAAAACATACAATTTAATAGGAGGATTCTATTATGGATAGAGAAGAGTTAGTATGCGCAGAATGTGGATGCGTAATTGATAAGGATAGCAACTATATCACACTTGAAAGCGGTGAAGTAATATGTGAAGAATGTGCGGAACATTATATTCAATGTGCGGATTGTGGTGAATGGATACACGAAGACGATTCGACTATTGTTAATAAACACGGGCAACAACAATATGTTTGTGAAGATTGTTTAAATAACAACTATATAGAATGTGAAGAATGTGGTGAATATTTTTATGAAGATGATATGAACACCGCGTACAAAAATGGATGGGAGGTTTATGTATGCGACCAGTGTTTGTACGATGATTATGAACAATGTGATTGGTGCGGTGATTATGAACACATAGACAACATACAAGAAGCATACGATGAAAACGGGCGCAGAATTGATGTGTGTGATGGATGTATAGAAAATCATTTTGTATGGTGTGATAATTGTGAAAGGTATGTACACGAGGATTATTATAACTACGAACAAGATTGTTGTTATGATTGTGAGTCAAGCGGTGATTATAGAGTAAAAGAATATCACAACCGCCCACGACTACAATATTATGGCAACGCACCAAAAAATTGGAAAAAATGGCATGGAATTGGTATTGAATTGGAAGTCGATGATGGTGAAGAGCAAAGTGATGCAATAGACGACATCCAAAAGGCAATAGGTGATGAGTTTGTATATTTTAATCACGATGGCAGTTTGGGTGAGTATGGATTCGAGATAATCTCACAACCATCCACATACGAATATTTTAAAAAACAAAATTGGAAAGGTGTTTTGGATGCTTGCAAAAATAATGGGTATAAATCTCACGATGCAGAAACTTGCGGACTACATGTACATTTGTCGCGTGAATATTTTGGCAACACAAAAGAGGAACAAGACCGCGCTATCTCAAAATTGGTATTATTCTATAACTATTTTTATGATGATATTATTACAATCTCACGCAGAAGATATAGTGATGCGCAACAATGGGCAAATAAATATGGCGCAGATTATGAAGATTTAACACAAGACGATGCAAAACAACTTGTAAAAAGTAAAGACCACACAAGATATAGAGCGGTAAACTTAACTAATACAAACACTATTGAAATTAGAATTATGCGAGGCACATTAAATTATAAGTCTTTTATGGCATGTATTGATTTTGTAGTAAAAACCGCAATTATGAGTAAAACAATAGCATATAGAGATGTAAACGATTTTAATAAATGGATTAAGAATATAGACGAAAGCACAAAAGAATATATTAAAAGTCGCGGAATCCAACTAGAAAAATAAGGAGGTGAGAAATAATGTGTATTATAGTTTATAAACCAAAAAATGAAAAACTACCAAACAACAATATATTAAAAAATTGTTTTGACAACAATAATGATGGCGCAGGATTTATGTATGTATATAATAATAAAGTACATATTGAAAAAGGATTTATGGATTATTATAGTTTTAAATATGCACTCAAACAAGCAAGAAAAATCACGGGTGATAATGTGCCATATATATTACATTTTAGAATTAGTACACAAGGCGGTGAAAGAAAAGATTGTACACATCCATATATGCTATCAAGCAATATGAACGATTTAAGAAAACTAAAATGTGATTGTGAGATTGGAATTGCACATAATGGGATTATATCATTAACTACAAGTTATACTAAAAAATTAGATTATAATGATACTATGCAATTTATCACAGATTATTTATCACTTATTATTGATAGTAAGGATTATTATAAAGATAAAAACAAAATCACATTGATTGAAAGATTAGCAAGCGGAAATAGATTCGCAATACTTGATAACACGGGACATTGTGAATTGATTGGAAACGGATGGATAAACGATAATGGTATATGGTATAGCAACACAAGTTATAAACCATATATCTATAAGAAAACAAGTTTTTATATACCACCAAAAACAACCGCAGATATAGAAGATAAATACGAAGATTATAAAGACGAATACACGGGGTTATATGCTTTCGATTGTAATTGCCCACTAGAAACGGATGGTGATGATAGTTATTGTGATAAATGTATTTATTCATGGTCTTGCTATTCACTACCACAAGAGGAAGATGAGTTTATCTAAAAAATATTTTAAAACAATTTTAAAAAAAGTATTGACAAAGCAAAATGATTATGTTATAATATATATAGAAAAGGTTAAGGAGGAGTAAAACAATGGAAAACACAATAAGATTTAATATGGATATGATTATGGATACAATAAGAGAATTGAGCAAATCACAAGGATTCTATGGAAGATTATACAACGCAATATGTGAATTAGATGATGAACAATATGCAGAATTAAAACAAGAACTAGAATCACAAAACTTTAAAAGCAAATTAGATGTAATACTATATTTTGAACAATAAGGGGAATACAATATGGAATTATATGTATTAACACACATGTCGCAAGATAATCAATATAGACCACAAATATTCAACGATTTATTTAAAGCGCAACTAACATTAACACATAAATATAATGAATTGATAAAAAATGACAAAACTTTTATTCAATGGAAGGATAAGGGTACAGATTGGGCAAAAATAATTTTTAGAGATGATAGTTTTGATGAATTAGAGATATTTACAATACAAGTATAATAAAGGAGGATGCAAATATGGAACAAGTAAAACAAGTAAGAGTAGTAGTAAAAGAACCAAACAAACAAGCAGAGGAAAGACTTATTGATAACACATTAAGAGGATACCAAAAGGCAGTAGACGGGTGGATTGAAAGTGTGTGCTTGCCACAACACGAAGATAATATTGATATTGTTATGAATGATGAAGGCAAATTATTGAATATGGAAACAAATGTTTATGTAGATGAATATAAAGATTTTTTTGTCGGGACACTTGTTGCGGTAGGTGTAAATAAAAATGATTTAACATGGCGCAGTTTAACTGATGAGGAAATCAAATGTGCAATTAAATGGTTTGATGAACACGATATTAGAAATTATTATAAAAAAGTGGACAACGGAAATACTATTTATCAAAAATCTATAATTTAAAATCTTATATAAGATGAGGAGGTATAGTTTATGAAAATTGAGATAACCAAAAGAGAATTATTATGGGAACAATATAATAGCATGGTAGCAAATAACTATATTCTATGTTATGGCAGAATCATAAACGATGAAAACACTAGATTTAGAAAGTTTAAAATGGTTGTAATGATAGATGAGGATGATTTATACGAATATTATTATGACGATAATAAAACGGAACAAGAAAATCTTGATAGAGTTTATACAAAACAAGACAAATTAGATTATGCAAGTGAAATAGCAATTAACACGGCATGTGGAATGATAACAAAATACGATAACCAAAGACAATTAGATGAGTTTTATGATTATTGCTATCAAACGATAAGTGATTATAATTTTTACGCAAGCAACGGGAGGTGATATTATGGAACAATTAACAAATGGTGATAAAAAAATAAAATATGAGAAATCTACAATTAAATTATTAGAAGACGAAGAAAAATATTTTAGTGAAAGAGAATGTTTGAAAAGAGATATTATATACAACGCTTTACTGGAATATGAAGAAAAATATTATGGAAGTAGAAGTAGCGACTGGCAAGACTTGATAAATGAATTATTGCAAGAATACGAATATTAAGGAGGGTGAAGCTATGGGATTCTTACAAGATTTACAACAATTTAAAGATACTGGACTAGATATAAAACGAATACAAGTAGCAATAGAAGTGGATTATCAATTTTATGATTTTGCTAATTTTCACTTTAGCGATAATGATAAAGAAGTAATATGCAAATATGTTTATGAATGGGTAGATAACACAAGCGCAACCGCACAAGAAGTAGCATATATATTGTGGGATTTGTTAATAAATAAAAAGATAACAATAAACGATATAAAGTTTTATAATGATAAAGTTAGAGATTTAATAAATGAAAGATTCTAAAAAAGGAGGTTATATGATAATATTATTGATATTTATAGTAGCACTAATTGGACTTGCTAAAAACTCTTAAAACGCGTTTAAATCAATTTTAACACAAGATTGAATAAGTTATTAAGACACAATGT